ATGAAAAAAATGCTTGGCACTATTTATAGTTATCGTTCTCAAGCACTTCATGGCGGCACTCCATTTCCTGCTCCAATGTGCGACCCTCCCCGAAAGCTTAATGATACTGCGTACTCAGAGGTAGGAACTACCGCACTTGCTGTAAGTTCTTACGGTGGTGTTTGGAAAGCTGAAGATCTACCGATCAATCTTAGAACATTTCATCACGTCGTCCGTGGCACGCTTCTAAACTGGTGGAACATGATGGGTGACAGTGTCAACGGACGACTCAGCCAATAATTGAATTGGGTATTCCAAGGAATTTTAAAAATTCAATGTTAGATTAACAAGCCGCTTTCATACGCGGCTTGTCATGAGACTCCAAGGTTCCTGTTATACCTACCCAACTGATCCTCCCCACCCACCCGAAAAATATTCGCCAAATAATCCAGCAACACCACTTCCTCACCATTGATCATCTGCCGCACATACGTCGCCGAAAACGGCGTCTCGTACTTGGTCGGATCCCGCGGCTTATGCGTGCCCAACTGGTACTCCTTCCCGGTGATGGTCATGGTCGTCACTAACGGCACCTCATTCACCAGCCCGCCGTTGTTGAACACCTGCACGTTTGACCGGCATTGCAGCTGCACACTCTTGAACGGCGTCACCAGCTTTCTGGCGGCCTCGACGTACAGGCTGTTCCAAGTGATTTTCCCTTCCAGCTTATCGATGCCATCCGGTAACTCAATCAGCCCGACCATGCCCAGCCCTTGAAAGTCGCTCATGACGGTTTTGATGGTGCCCAGGTCGATCTCTTCACACTTGCCAAAGAAGCTGGCGCCATCGAGGTAGAGGTTGGCGTTGGAGATGCGGTGTGCGCTGAAGCCTGCCATTTATACGGTCCCCAGGTTGACGAGGTAGTCGCCGGTGATTTCGGTTTCGAAGGTGCCGCGTTCGAACGGTAGCGGTACGGTGAGTTTGTAGTTGAACAGTGCGTGGCCCTGTTCGAGTTCGGTGCTGGGGTTGCGCGCCGGGTCGTACCAGCATTCGCCGCCAACCAGGGCGCCGTCGCCGATGAGTTTGCGCAGGAACAGGTTGACGCTTTCGGTGAGGCTGGTGATGAGCGCGGTGGTGATGGGTTGGTCGACGAACTGTAAGGCGCTGTAGCGGATGGATTCGTCGATGACGTCTTTGGTGCGGCGTACGTTTTCGAAGTTGCGCATGTGGGTGACGCTGGGCCATGCGGCGGTGCGGTTGCCCCATAGGCGCAGGCCGGTGCCGTAGGCGTTGAAGACGGTGGTGATGCCGTTTTCGTTGAGCAAATTAACTTCGCTGTGGGGGTCGTCGATGCGTGCGGTTAATGGGCGTTCGAGGCCGATGACGCCGAGCAGGGGCTGGTTGGAGCTGCTCCACCAGTAGCCGTGGTCGTTGTCGATTTTGGCGCGCAGGCCGGCGGCGCGGATGGACAGCGGTTGCAGGCGTTCGCCGTTGCTGGCGGCGTCGTAGACGCGTACGTGGGGGTAGCACAGGCGTACGCGATCGCTGCTGGTGTTGAAGTTGAGGTCGCCGGCCGGGCCACGCCCGGCGAGTACTTGTTGGACGGTGGCGCCGATGGGGGCGTCTATATAGGCGACGCCGCCGACTTGGCTGGCGGCGACGGTCAGTTCTGCGGTGACGGGTTTTAGTGTGCTGAAGCCTGGGGCGATGAAGAGTTTGGGGAAGAAGCCCAGGAGGTTGTAGCTGTCTTGAAAGGCTTTGAGGCCGGTGCGTCGGCCGGCCTGGTTGAGGCTGCCGATGAGGTCGGCGGCGGTGACTTTGGCGGGGTCGGTGTAGGTGTAGTTGACCTTGATGGGGGCGTTGGCGGGGATGGTGCCTGTGGCGAGTCGGGTGATTTGGCCGGTTGCCAAGGACGCGATGTAGTCGGTGCCTGGCTGGTAGGCGTCGGTGCCTTCGGCGGGCATCAGTTGCAGTTGTTGCAGTGCGTTGTGTTCGAGTTGTAGCTGGTTGTTGTCGGCGAATTGTTTTAGTTGGCCGGTGACGGTGCTGTGGTGGATGGCTGGGTCGAGGACGTTGACGACCAGCACGGTGCCGGCGCCGAAGTCATAAATGCCTTGCAGGGCTTCGGGGATGCTGTGGCCGGTGGTGTGTGGGCCGAACTGGGCGGCGTGGGTGTCGTTGAGGCACAGGGTCAGTTCGTTGATGGGGCCAGTGGGCGCGGTGCCGACCAGGGCGATGACGGCGGATTTGACGACGCGGATGGGGCGCGGACCGCGCTCGATTTCGGTGGTTTCGATGCCGTGCAGGTAGTTGGCGGGCATGGGTTATTCGTCCTTGGCGGGTGGTTGTGGCTTGGGCGTTTTGACGACCGGTCTTGTGTGGGTTGGCAGCGGTTGCAGGTGGTTGAGGGCGAGCAGGACGCGGGTGTAGTCGTGGTCGGCGGGCAGCTCGACGGGCTCGCCGGGGTGCAGTTGCACGTCGAGTGATGGCTGGGTGTTGTCGAGGCGCAGCGAGACGCCGCTGGGTGGGCCGTTGTAGCGGTAGCGCGTGAGGGTCATGGGGTTTGCTCGAATTCGGGGTGTTTGAGTAAGGGGCCGTGCTGGTCGATGCTGGCTTGCAGTTGGGTGGCGCGGGTGGCGTAGTCCTGGGCGTATTGCCAGACGCCGTTGCTGTGGCCAATGAAGTGTTCGGAGAGCGGACGGCAGGCTTGGTCGGTGTGGGGGGGCACCCACCCGGTGAGGCTGGCGCGCAGTTGGTCGAGGTGGCTGATGACGCCGTCGGTGCCGTTGAGTTGGCGAAAGATGAGGGTCAGGCGCAGGACGATCTGGCGGGCCTGGACGGTGGCGTCGAGGCTTTCGGTGTGGCCGAAGGTGGATTTGCCGTAGGCCAGCAGGACAGCGCCGCGGGGGTGGTTGAGGCGGTATTGCTGAGGGTTCTCGGGGAAGCGTTCGACGATGAGTTGGTGGCCGAAGTCGGTTTGCAGCCGGCCGAGCATGGCGTCCATGAGTTGTTCGGTCTGGGTGTTGGGCGTTGGGGTCATGGGTAGCCCGCCCAGACCTGTGCGGTGAATTGTTGCGGGCGTGCGCGTACGCGAATTTCACCGGGTTCTGGCATGGCGTGACCGCTGGGCAGGCCGAGGGTGATGACGCCGTCGCGGATGCTTTCGAGCAGTTTGAGGGTGTCTTTGCGGGCGCTGATGACGGCGTCGGGCAAGGCGCCTTCGGGACGGCGTTGGTAGAGCCAGTGGCGCGCCAGATAAAGCACGGCGTCGCGCAGGACGGTGGGCACTGGATCGAGCGGTAATTGGTAGCGGCCGCGCAGGTAGCCGTCGACGAGTTCTTCGGCCTGGCGGACGCTGTTGGCGATGACGTTTTCGTCGGGCTGCCGGGCGGCCGGGTCGTCGTTGGAGAGTTGGGTGAGCGTGATCAGCGGGATGGCGTTGCCGAGGTCGGCGCGGGTGCAGTAGCGCATGGTCAGCCGGCCTTGAGTTCGACGAGGGCTTCGGGGAATAGGCACAGGGCCAAGGGGTTGGCTTGGGCTTCGAGGTCCCAGCCTTTGCCCATTTTGCGCGGCTCGGCTTTGCTGTAGTACGGCTGGCCGAGGGTGTTGACGGTTTCGTTGTAGTTGGCCGGGGCGTTGAACAGGCGGAAGACGCCACGGGCGACGGGAAAGACTTGGGCGACGTCGGCGGGGATGAAGCGTTGGCCGCTGACGGTGACGTCGTATTCGATGAATTGGATGCCGCCGAAGGTGAAGCCGTTGCGCAGGTCGCCGCCGATTCGGTCTTGGGCTTCCTGGTAGTGGGCGAAGGCTTCTTTGACTTTGGCGTGGTCGGTGAAGGCGTCGAACCAGTCGGGCCCGCAGAAGGACCGGAAGCCGGTGACCATGACGCCGCCGAGTTTGGATTCGGCGTGGCGCTTGGCGTCGAGGCAGGCTTTGCGCACGTTGGTGCCGGGGCTGCTGAGGGCGACGGTGACGCTTTTTTGTTGGACGTCGAATTCGTCGAAGAGGTCGAAGAGTAGCGAGCCGTCGGCGTCGAGCAGTTGGCCGCGCAAGGCGCCGATGCGCTGGAATTCGCGGGTGGTTTCGATGCTGTTTTTGAGGTCTTGCAGGTGGTCGTTGATGACGGTGGCGATGGGCGCGGTGGCGCTCTCTTGGCCGAAGGCGGCGATGCCTTGCAACTGGCTGGGCAGGATGGGCCGGCTGATGGGCAGGTGCAGGGTTTCGAAGGTGCGGCGTTTGCGTTTGTTGCCTTTGACGGGGGCCGGGTCGTCGTTGCGTGTGGTGTTGGGCACGAGGACGAGGCGGCCTTCGCGTTCGTCGATGATGACGCTGGTGCTGGTGACGCCTTTTTCGTCGAAGAGGCCCATGGCGCCGACTTTGCCGGGGATGGCCGGGAGTTTGTTGACGGCGGCGGTGAGGTTGGCGACGGTGAAGAGGTCTTGCAGGTTCATGGGGTGGCTCCGTTAGAGGGTGGCGCGGGCGACGATGCCTTGGGCGTTGAGGTCGTCGAGGGCGGCGGCTTTTTGCGGCTCGGTGATGCCGGGCGGCCAGACGAGTTCTGGCAGCGCGAGGACGGCGCCGCGGGCGATGACGACGGCGGGTGTGTCGCCGGCAGTGGCGTCGATGTGTTCGGCGAGGACGGCGACGGCTTTTTTGGCGGGGCCAGTGCCGGCTGGGTCGAGGGCTTGGTATTTGCCGGTGTCGTTGGCGAGGACTTGGCCGAGGGCGTAGTCGGTGCC